GGTCACCTTGTGCGTTGAACAATGAACGAGTGATGAAACGATTACCCCAAGTAGTTGAGTAAAGGTTTACATTGAACGATAAATCTCTACCAATGAAACCATAACCTAATTCAACTGATTTGATTTCTTCGTTTTGTAAATCTTCATTTACATTGTTAGCGAAGTTAGGGAATACTGCATCAAACTGAGGTTGACGAGAGATGAAACCAGCATTGAAGAAAACATTTTGTTTATCATTAATGTTGTAGTTTGCACCACCTTTTACATATCCACCACCTACATTTGAAACATCTGATTCTGGGTTACCTGGTTGGTCAAAGTAATCGATTCTTTGGAATGATTGGTTAGATAAACCACCTTGAAGTACAGCAGATAAAGTAGAGTTGTTGTATTCGACTAAACCATTTACTCCTTGCCATCCAACTTTACCAATGTTATAGTAATCGATTTTTGGTCCTCTAATACCTGTATTCTTGAATGGAGATGCCTCAACTAAAGTATTGATGATTTGACCAGCTGAGTTTTTGTTACCAGTTGAATAGTAACCATCTAATCCCATTAAATCATTTAATACTCTGTAATGGTATCCTGTATAACTTCTCAAATCAACACCGATAGAAGTTTTCCAATTTCCACTTTCATATTCTAAGTTAGAAATACCACCAATCCAATCATGTGAGTTCATAGAAGCTCTTCTAACAAGAATTTCTCTTGATACACCATCTTCTCTAAATCCATTAGAACCGATAAGTTGTCCTTCAAATCCAGAAATAGTACCTGTGTAGGGTGAAGGTTGTTGAACATTTTGAGCAATTACTGCATCGAAATCAATAAATCCTTCTGGTGTTCTAGCTCCTCTACCATTTTCTAAGTAGTGTTCTGTAAGGTCTTTTCTAAAAGGAAGTAAATCTAAAGTAGAATTACGATAGTTGTTTCCTCTTGGACCTGTTCCACCACCTCTACCAGCCGAACCATATAATGATGTTGCAAGTGTAAGTTTATTGAATTGATTTTCTAAAATATCCCAATCCCAGTTAAGAGTTGCAAGTGGTTTATTGTAGAAGTTTCTTCTTAAAGAATATTCTTCTCCATTTAAAATACCACCATTGGAATTCCATCTTCTATCAATTCCTTCTGTACCAAAGTTTTGGTAATCTCTAATAGATACCCAAACATCTCTTTGGTGGTGCCATTGACCAGCACCTAAGATAGAAAGGTTAACAGAGTGGTCTGAATCTTCTGGTGAATATCCTAATGCAAAGAAGTAAGTCCATCCCTCACCACTTGTATTATAGATATAACCATCTCCTGCCCACTTAGATAACAATACAGATGTAGCCCATCCATTTTCGTTAAGACCAGTAGAGTAAGATGTAGTAGTTTTTGTATAACCATCGTTACCAACAGTTTGTGCTACCGAACCTCCTTCTTTTGCCTCAGCTGCTTTTGTAAAGATTGAAACCGTTCCACCTACTGATGGTACAGCTAATCTCGATGCTCCTAATCCTCTTTGGATTTGAATTCCACTTGCAACATCAGTTAAACCTTGCCAGTTTGACCAATAAACCCATCCATTTTCCATATCATTAACTGGCTGACCGTTAATTAGGAAAGAAGTGTTTCTTTGGTCGAATCCTCTAAGAGAGATTCTCGAATCACCATACCCACCACCTTGTTTTGTAGCGTACACACCTGGTGTTCTGTTCATAATTTCAGGGAACTCTTGGTTACCAACTTTTAATGAAATTTCAGCAGGTGAAATCGTAGATACAGCAACAGGTGTTTCTCTTACCTTTGCGATATCAATCACACCAGAAGTTACAACTACTTCACCAAGAACATTGATATCAGGTTGAAGTGATACCAATAATCCATTCTGAGCAGATACTTCTGAAGCTGAATATCCAATAAAAGAAACAACCAAAGTGTCTCCTTGTGATGCATCAATTGTGAATGTTCCATCAAATCCTGCTACAACACCTGTTTGTGTTCCTTTAATAAGGACGGTAGCACCTGGTAGAACATCATTAGTTTCAGCATCAACTACTTTCCCACTAATCTGTGCAAAAGCATTTGTTAATGACATCATTGCCATCAATCCAACTAATAATAGTTTTCTCATAATAATTAATTTTCTATTTATTTAAATTAAACATAACCTAATCACCGAAGTGATTATTTTTGTGATTATAAAAGATGTGGTTTTGCTTCACTAATACCCGAATTAGTAACAACAACATATGGAGGTTTGAAATCTTCTAAATTACTTGCACCACCATAAGATAATGCAGATTTCACTCCATCAAGTAATCCATTCACTATGAACTTAACTCCGCCCTTGTAGGGAATGGTTGTGGATTCTCCCTCCACATTTCTGGTTTGTTGACCATGTGTTACTTTCGTTTCTAACGAGGCTGAACCCCTATATCTCTTATAAAGACCTTTTTGAGTTTCAACAATCTGACCTGGTGCTTCATCAGTACCAGCGATTAGAGAACCCAACATAACAGAACTCGCTCCAATTGCAAGAGCTTTTGATATATCACCACTTGAACGAATACCTCCATCAGCCATAACGGGTGTTTTCGCAACAGATACTATATCTTCTAAACAACTTACATTCGGTACTCCGAATCCTGTTTTAACTCTTGTTGTACAAAGTGAACCACCACCGATTCCAACTCTCAACCCATCTGCTCCCCAAGATTCCAATTCTTGAGCCGCTTCTTTTGTAGCGATGTTACCAGCAATGATATCTACTTTTTCATCAAGATTTTCACGACACCATTGAATCATTTTTTCAACATTTTCATGATGTCCATGAGCAACATCAATCAGTAGAATATTACATCCCGATTCTACCAATGATTCTGCTCTTTGTTTATCACTTTCACTTACTCCGATTGCAGCCATAATAGGAACATGAGAAATTTCCGAATGCCAGTTATCTAACATTACTCCCCATTGTTCAAATTGGTTACCCCAATCTTCTGAATAAATTCTGTGATTTAACTCTTTTACGATTTTTGATTGTTCTTCTATTGAATTAAACCTGTGGATACAACCAACTCCACCAAGTTTAAACATTTTATATGCCATTTCCAAACCACAAACCGTATCCATTGGTGAGGCTACGATTGGGTTTAAAAGACCGTATCTACGAGATACGAGAGTATGTAGTTTGATTTTTGTACGAGAGGGAATGTTAGAGTATTGTGGTACTAACTGAATATCATCGTATGTGAGGGAATAATTCATCGAATAAAACCTAAAAGTTCATGTTCATTGAAAAGTAAAAGTTCTTCATCATCTACTTTTACTTTATTTGTGGCTTCATTTTTGGTGTAAAGAACTTTATCACCAACTTGTACTGTGATTGGAATTCTATTTCCACTTTGTGAAAATATACCTGTTCCAACCGCAACAACTTCACCATAAACTTTTTGTCCTCTCTGTACTGAATCTGTAAGGATTAATCCTCCTTTAGATTTTTCTTCTTTACTTTCTGGCCTTACTAAAACCTTGTCTCCGAGTGGAGTAAATTTACTCATCGTCATTTTTGTTTTTATTGTTAAAATTATTTGAATTTGTTGTGTAGAAGGTTACTCTGTCTGAAGTAGCAGTTCCCCATAAGAAGTAGGGGTTATTTTGGTAACTTGAGAAATTTATTAAATAAGTCTCTTTCATCTTTGAATAAGTATTTAAGGTTTATGAAAAACGAAAATGGGTTCAAATTTATATACTTTCCCATCATATTCAACCGCGTTCTTTATACCACTTTTAGATGGGTCTAACCCAACCATCCTCGTCATTAACATTTTAAGTTTACCTTTATACTCACATCCAAGTTCTTCTAAGATATCAATAGAATCTTGTTCAAGTGGATAATAAGTTGATTCACCAATCTTGATATCGGCAATGTTCCATAAACAATATCTATCATTTTTAAGGTACTCATAGATTGTGGTTAAAGTTGGTCTGAGAAAATTATCTCTCCAATCTTCGTACTCACCATACGCTTTGAACGATTGGTTCTCATCTTGTGAATATTGTTCTCTGTTAAAGTAAGGTGGTGAAGTAAATGAAATATCTAACTTACCTTTATACTTTTGGAACTTTGGATTGTTTGATATTAATTCTGAACCATCTTGAAATAGTTCATAAGTGTTACCTTGTTTTTTAATATCAAAGAATGTAGTAAGTTTATCTGAGAAATCATCAACACAATTATCATTGTAAAACTTAGCAACATATTCATAACGAGAAATACCTTCTTCATCTAAGAAGTTATCAGGATTAGGGTCTGTACCAACATAGTGAACTTTCTTACGAGAACTCATTGCACCAATGATTCTACCACCCCAACCACTTGATGAATCATAAATAGTTAAGGGTTCTTCTTGGTCAATATGTTTAGTATAGTTTTCGTAAATCCACTTTGCTGTTAAAGCGGGGAAGTTTACCGCAGGTTGTCCACATGATAATCTAAATACTTGTAAAATCTTTGGAAAGATACCTTGGTCTTTTTCATACCAACGAATTTGATAAACATAATTCTGAGTTGTTCCTGCTTCGGATGTCCATGATGATTCTATTCTATCTATATTTGATACTTGAGTATCATTAAGATAACCATCATCTTTTAATTTCTGAACTTGTTCAGCGGTTAAATATAAGTTTCCATGTCC